CTGCTCAAAGCTCATAACTTCTTTTCCGGTGTCGCCCATAACTCCGAGTTTTTCTGTGGCTCCCAAAGACATAAGATTTGTCTGCCCGGCGACAATGTTTCTAAGGCTGTCCTGTATATTGCCGCCCCTCATTCCAAGGGTTGCAACATTCTGAATTATTCCAGTGGCACCTCGTCCGATGTCGAATGCCGCTCTAGCTATTGGATTCTCTCTAGGTCCACCCATAATTACCTCCCAAAAATATCATACTCAGTGTTCGATCTACGCGGATATCTCTTTTTCTCCGCTTCACTCGGGGCTCTTTCATCGATCCCAGTGGCAAATGTTCTAAATCCATCGGCTCCATGCGATGCCCAGTTGTGCAATGGCTTCTGCTGATAGATTTTATTTTTACTGTCCCACTTTCTCTCATACGCTTTAAGGGCATTTATTCCTCTAGCACATTTTTCAACATCAAACCAACATCTAGGAAGCATCATTCTAGTAGCATTTATTCCATCTTCAACTTTCTGTCGTTCTACTACTTCTATTCCGCCAACTCCAAGGGTTTGTAATGTTTCAACCCTAGTTTTTCCAGTTCCTAATTCTTTGGCATTTGCATCGTGGGGCAGATAGTGTTTTCCATACTTATATTTTTTTGAATCGAGTAACTTTGCATAATGATCTAGTCCTTCTCCAGACATTTCATAATAGTCGATCGCATGCCACTCTTTTCCTACTCGCTGAATAAACCAAATAACAGTTGTATCATCAATACCAAGGTCCCAAAAAGTATCCACATATACAGCTGGGTCGTGAGGTACTTTAGTAATACGTCCCTCCTCCTCGGCTTCCTGCATGAGCTTCCCATAATATGCTCCCACTAGGGCTGCGCTAAAGCTGCACTCAAATTCTTGATCGTATTCTTCTTCGGACATTATCGCCCTAGCCGCATCCAATTCTGATTTCGGAATTATATTTGTCTCACTTGCTTTATACAGTTTCGCGAACCAGTCCGCATTCGCTTTTGCCTGCTCATAAACATCATAAAATCCATTCTGCCCTTTAGGTGTTCCAATAAATATGGCCCAACCATTTCTATCAGTTAGCATAGGTCTAACAACCGTGGTCCACACAATTGGGTCCATTTCTGCAAACTCATCTAGTAGCACTCCATCTAAGTACATACCTTTAAGCGCGCCCGGATTTTCTGCTCCGAGAAGAAGGAATCTAATTTTATCCCTCCTATCCTGCCTAGGTATTTCAACTTTTAATTCTGCCTCATTTGTGGTCACTCCAGGAATATCTCGAACTGCCTCCTTCAACATGTCCCACGCAATCCGCTTTGCAGCTCCGAATGTGGGAGCAATATAGGCATACTGTGGATTTTTTCTATCGCATCTTAATCCCTGATCGACCATCTCATTGATTGAAAAGACTGTCTTTCCGAAGCGTCTATGACACACAAGAACATTAAACCGCTTTAGAGATTTGTGTAAAATCTCCTGTAGTGGCCTAGGTGTATATCCAGTGGATACTTCTAGAACATTTTTCATTATGCTGACCTACTCTTCTCGTACCATTTAGAACTAAGGAAAATTAATGTTAGAACATCTCCTAGTCCAAGTGTGCAGCTTCCATTCAACACGGTATTCGTCGCGCTAACAATAGTAACAGTATTCGTATCACTTCCGCCAATTATTATCAGCTCATCCCCATTCAGTCCCGCAGTTGCAACGATATCTGCAGCGGTCACAGCAGCGGCATCTCCTGTGACAGGAAGTAACTGCTTCCTAGAGTCTGCTGGAGTTATATTACCACCGGCTGTTATAGTAGCAGTCGAGTTGATATAGTTGTGCCCGATAGGTTCCCACAAAGTTCCATTATAAAACTCAGGATGCTTTTGTGTGCTATTGTAAATTTGATGTCCAGTCTGAGGGGTGGCTATTGTGTTCCTCTGAGCAGTAGACATTGACGGAGCCGGTATTGCTCCTTTTGTTGTCGACTGAACCTCAAAGACAGTATTGGCCGCACTTGATATCGATCCCCCAACCCCCGCAGAATCAAAATCTTTTTCTCCGGCGAAAAATTGAGTTCCTGTACTTACTCCTCCTGGATGGGTATGGTCGGCAGGCTGCATATTAATAGCCTGCCCAGAAATACTTAAACCATCGTTATTTGGAACGGCCCCAAATGCTGCGATTGTAGCAGCGGCATGTGAGGACGAATTCAGAGTATCTATGTCTCCTTGCAATTCGTTGAGTGCTGCCTGAACAGTTGCCCCGCCAAGATTTCCAGAGGGGGTATTTATAATATCAGTGGCGTATATCCTATAGTCATCTGCATACCATGTTCCATCGGCGGATGCGTTGTTCTGCAGATACACATTATGCGATCTATACTTTGCAATTGTGAACGTATCACCAGCGGAAAATGTATTTACCGTTAGATCTTGCGAAGAGTTGTTAACAAATCTAAACACTTTTCCCTTAGGCATTGTGGTGCCATTAGGAAGAGTGAATGTCTGCGCAAGCGTTCCCGTTACTATTTGTATTGGGTTGGACGTATTAGTCAGAGCAGTCGTCCCACCTGCTGATGCAACTACTGATACTTGGCTCCAATTGGCAAAGAATAGCCACGCGGCCCCATTGTGTTGGTACAAATCATTCGTATCGACCTGTACGGCAAAGTCACCATCTGTCCCGGCTAACGCAGCGAGAGCCGCCGCATCTGCTACCTTTTGTACGCCAGAACCGGACGAGCTGCCACCAGGGGTAGAAATATCTACAAACATAGCTCCCCCTAATTAGTAGGCTACGGATACTAAATCCACCACGCTAATGTTTACGTCATTACCATTCGTAGCTGTGTCCACATACATGTCTGCTAAATCCAAATAAGTTTTGTCTTCGTTCTCCATGTCTTGGTCAGCGTTTAGCGTAATGCTCGCACCGGGAGCCAACTGATGGCAGTGAGTGCTATCCACCGACGAATCACCAAGATAAATATTCCCCGTATTACCTGTAGCCGCTTGAATTATAACAGTGGTAACTAGTCTACTTGTTCCGCCGTTAAGTCGTACTCTCGTCCCCGCCGTTGGTACATCCGTCTGCGCCAGTGGTATTAGTTTCATTTTTACATTCGCCATTTCCCTCTCCTATGTTTTTCTCTGTTAGTAATTGTTGATCCCCGGGCCCCGGCCCGAGAGTCTCCAGTGGTGTCCTATCGATCCCCGTTCTTACCACTAAGGTCATTGGTGTGGTTAGTGTCGCATCCACCTTTGTCTTCGGTGAATACCTCGACGGATCATCCACAGCACTGCTCCACTTTCTTATGTCCGTGCGCAACCGCGCCTTATTGATCGCATCGCCTTCCTCGGCTGCATCGTCCGCAATGCTCATCGCCTCATCTCTGAGTGCCTCTGCGCGATCTTGCCGAGCCCTCACCAGGGCTTCCTCAAATTCTGGATACTGCCTTCTCCAGTGGCAAACTTGCACATATGATGGAAAGCCCTTCATCTTACAAATCTTTGTCAGGCTTCCACCCTCCGCAACGGCATTACATATAAGATCGGCCATCACTTCACTATATGTTAGCCGCGCTTCGCGCATACCAGGCACTTCCTCAGTGGCTTTCACTTCTCCAGTGAAAATATCCACTATCTCCAGGAGGCCAGTCTGCGGGTTTCGTTGCGCGAATGAACGCTTTGGATCTATTGCCATGACGCCAGAATGGGGAAAAATTACAATGATTGCAACATATTTACGTGACGCTTACATGAGAAGCAACAAGTGGGCCATTAAGGGCCCCGACTTTTGGTTCGGGGCCCACCGCCGTTAAAGGATAGGAGGACCCAATGAGGCTTAATGATATACTGGGACACTGCGTCAAATCTAGTAGAAAAATGGCTCGCGGTTCGAGAGGCGACCTATCGCCCTGCGACCCAAGACCGATTCTTGGGGGTATACCCCTGTCTCGCCGTTCCCCGATCCCTGATCAGCATACCCCCCGGCCCCCGCTCCCCGCACTGATACGTCTAGAATGATCACTAAAGGTACGGGGTCCGAGACCCGGGATACGCAGGCCGTTGAAAACTTTACACACCCCGGTGCCAATGTGGCACCGCAGCGGCATTGCCCTGTGCCCTACAGCATGGCCCGAGGCTCGGGGCTCGGGCCGTTGAAAAAATTACACGATGTAAAATTTACAAGTTATTGAAATCACTGGCGTTTCGGTTTGGCACAGCAAATGCAGTAAGTGTTTGCAGCGGCCCCGATTGAGCGGTGCCGAATAGCCAGGGGCATAAGCATGAACAAGTACTACATCCTATCCCCTGACGAACTCCACGACCTAGTTGTCGTTGGTGACTCAGTGATGGAGGCCATAGCCAACAGCGAGGACCTAAACGTCTACAGCTTCTTCCAGGAGTATAAGCTACTGGATTGCTATGTCGAACAGCTTAACGAGAATGAATAACCAATCTGGGCTAGAATTAACTAGCCCAGTTAACTAGAAGCGAGGAATACCATGACAGTTCAAGAGCAATTAGCCCAAAACCTGAAGCGTATCCAGGAACTTGAGGCAAGAGCATTAGCCGCTGAGGCCAAGGCGCAAGCAGCCGAAGCCAAGGCCCAGTCCAAGGACCGTAAGTTATCGTTCAAGATCGGTAACAAGGGCGGAATCTGTGTCGTAGGCCTGAATGGTCGTTTTCCAGTCACACTCTACACCGACCAGTGGGTAAGACTCATTGCCGTTATCCCTGAACTCCAGAAGTTCATTGCGGATAATGCCCAGGCAATCGAACACCGAGTCAAAAACCCAATAATCCAGCCGGATATGCAGTAAATTCTGCACCGGATCATGGGCCTCGAATCGAGGTCCGTGGTTCGAGTGGAGAAGTTACTCTCCCATAACCATGATTCGGGGTGTAAATATGCTGATTTCTATCGTGTCAGACGCGCTGTTTAATGTCTATTTACTAGGCACAGCATCCGTGTGCGTTATTGGACTCGGTGCAATGCTCGTGGAGCGTTAGATTTTAGAAATGTGGATAAGTCTGTGGATAAAAATGAACGGACACGATCGGACACGATCGGACACGATCGGACACGGTACTTTCTATAACTTTCTATAAAATCATAAAAATCCAAAAAT